CTGCTGGGCCGCGAGGGCTATGAGGGCTTCGACCCGATGAAGTCTACCAAGGCCGGCCGCTCCCGCCTCATGGGCCAGGTCTCGGGCATGCCCGTGGTGTATCTGGAGGCCGACCGACACAGCGACGACAAACCCCATGCCAAAACCTTCGAATGGGACGAGCTGAAAGACTTCTACGGCGGCGGCACCCTGGCCACCAAGGGCGTGAAAACAGCGGGTAACGAAACCTACGAGCCGCCCTTCCGTGGCGCCATCGCCATCAGCCAGAACGCGGCCGTAGTAGCGCATGAGGCCATCATGACGCGCATCGGCAAGCTGCACTTCGTGCGCCCCACCGTCACCCCGGAAAGCCGCGCAGCAGCGGACAAGCTCAACGCCCTGGACGGCAACATGCTCAGCCACTTCCTGCTGCTGGCGGTCAAGGCCGAGGGCAAGGTCATGGACTGCCTGGCCGAGCAGTTCCCCGGCTATGAAGCCCGCCTGCGCCGCCTGCATACCCATTGCTGGTGCTGCGGCACCGCCTACCGGGACAACAACGACCGAACCGCGTGCGGCAGCTGCGGCAACACCCTGCGCGGCTATATCCGCGTCGAGCGCATCAACAAGAACCACGCCCAGCTACTGGGCCTACTCGACTGCCTGCGCCAAGTGGTACCCATCAGCGACGCCCAGGTCAGTGCCACGCAGCGCCAGATCATCACCATGGCGCTGGAGCGCCAGGCCTCGATCAGCGCCGACCACGCCGCTGTGGCCGAATTCTGGGAGGTCTACGACTACCTCGAAGGCCTGGACGCAGACGGCCCAGTGGTCAACCACAGCAACAAGCCCGAGACCGGCGAAATCGCCATCAACCTCAACGAATTCTACGAACGCGCCCAGGAGCACAAGCAGAAGCTGCCCGAAATCAGCCTGCTGCGTGACCTACTCAAGGAAAGCCGCTCCCGCAAATTCGTCGACGCCAACCGCGCCGTCTGCAGCGCCGTGCGCAAGTACCAGGCGCAGCGCGCCAACCTAACCGTCTTCAAGTGCCCCACCGTGAAGTGCTGGATCTTCCAGCAGTAACCCCCCGGCGCGGCAACGCCGGCTCAACCTAAGAAGGAGAACCACCATGCACAACGATGAAAACCCCGTCGACACGGTCATCACGTTACTCGGCAGCGCCCTGGCCCTGATCGTCCTGTTCGCCGCCTGTAGCGCAGCGCCTGACGCCCTGCTGGCCATCACCCACTGACCCAACCACCCAGGCGCGGCAACGCCTGGGCACCCAACCCCGAAGGAGAACCACCATGCAGCACCACTACAAATCCACCGCACCGGCCACTGTGGCCATCGTTCAAGAGCTGTTCCAGGCCCGTGCCGAGCTGCGCGCGAAGTCGGCCAAGCTGGGGGAACTGTTCGGCGGCGAAATCGCCCCGATGCATGACATCACCAGCCACTTCGCCGGCGGCGTGAAGCTCAGCGCGGACACGGCTCTCGACGTGCACTGGCGCCGCCCTGATGAATGGGGTTACCGCGACCTTCGCAGCAAGCCCGTGATTCCCAAGGGCACCGAGAAGAAAGACCGCGCAGCCATTCGCTCCGAACATGAGCGACTGCTCACCCTTTGGCGCGAGAACTACCCGGCGCGCGTAAGCCCGCACGACTACTGGGATCGTCTCGGCGTGAACACCGGCAACCTGATGCTCTGCGGCGGCGCGCTGTTCGAGCACAAGGGCACGGCTTACTTCCTCCTAGGTTTCTCGATCGACGAGGCCGACCACCTGGCCAAAGTCGCCGCCGGCAAACCCACCTCCGGCTGGATCGAGGGCGCGGTCGAGATTCTCCCCTCCGAGTACGCAGCGGCTGTCGAGGCGTTCAAGGGAGCGCAATCATGAGCAAAGACCTCGCCTGCAAAGTCACCGACCGTGGTTTCCCGATCATCCTCTTCGAGGATGAGTACGGCGAAAGATGCTCACTTCAGATCAGCAGCCTGATAGGCGACCAAGTGTTCTGCTGGTTCGGCGTCACCAGCCCCACCATCCAAGTCATGGAATCTGGCAAGGGCTGGCAGCCCGTGAAGCTGCCAGTGGGCGCCGTAGTCAGCAGCCGAATGCACATCAGCCAGGAACAGGTGCGCCAACTACTGCCACACCTGCAGGCCTTCGCCGAATCTGGCGAGTTCGCCTTCGACCCACTCAGTAGCTGACCCACTCCAGCCCCGTCGAGCGGCAACTCGGCGGGGCTACCCCAAGGAGAACCACCATGCACCTACAACCCCACCACCGCTGGCCGCTGCTGGCCATGGTCGCCGCTCTCGCCGGCGTTACGGCCACGTCGGTGGCGATGGCCATTTCCGCGCTGATCGAAGCGCCCGTGCTCGCCGCATTGTTCGCCTCGGCCGCCGTGGTGCTGGATCTATTCAAGTACGCAGCGTGGCCGCTGGCCCTGATGCTGCTGTCAGCACGCCGCACCCTGGCCGCGCTGCTGATGATGGCCAGCGCCCTGGCCCTGGGGGCCGTTTCCGGCTGGGCCACCTATGACCGCCTGATGTCTTCGATCATTACCAGCCAGGCCGAACACCAGGCGCGCATTGAGCAGCGCCAGGCCGACCTACTGGAGCTGCGCCAGGCCGACGCCGCCCACATCGAGCAGCTCGACGCCGAAGCAGTCGCCGTCCACCACCAGGCCAACGCCCTGCGCGAGCGCGGCATGGTCAGCCGCGCCCTGGAGCTGGAAAGCGCCGCCCTCACTCGCATCGACACCCAACGCACCGCCGCCCAGGAACGCCGCGACACCGCATCGCAGGAACTCACCGCCCTGCTGAGCAAGCCGGCCAAGGCCGCAGGCCTGCCCCAGGCGCTGGCCACCCTGCTCTGCCTCGGCTTCGCCCTGGCGCTGGAGATAGTCCCGGCCCTGATCCTCAGCGCACTGCGCCCCGTTCCCGAAACCGCCCCGGCACGCACACCGGAACGCCAGAAACGCACCGAGGAACGCCCCCAGGAACACCCAGTAACCGAGCCGGAAACGGCAACAGGCACAGACCTGCCCGCCGAGCTGCTGCAACTGATCGCCCGCACTGAAAGCGGCACCAAGCTGGCCGTCAGGCAGGTCGCGAAGGAATTGAGGATGGGCAGCGAAAGAACCACCCGACTGATGCAGCAGGCCACAGAAGCGGGCCTGCTGAGCAAGACCGCCGCCGGATACGTGGCGGCATAAAGAAAGGCCCCGGTGAGCGGCAACTCACCAGGGCCAACCAACCCCGAAAGGAGAACCACCATGCAAGCAGAACCCCAAGAAGTCAGCGCCAATAAGGCTACCACGTTGCGCGGCAAATCCCGCACGGCCGAGAAGTTCGTCGCTCGCCTGCCTGATGGCATGCGCAGCCGTATCGAAGCCCTGGCAACTGAGAACCATCGCAGCATGAACGCCGAAATCATCCGCCGGCTGGAACGCTCGTTCATCACCACTGACCTTGTCGCCCAGCAGAATCAGTTGATTGCTCACCTGCAGGCCACCATCACCAACCTTTGCCGCACGGCTGCCAGCGAAGGCGCCGGCCCCGAGCTGCGCGCGGCCATCGACGCGGTATACGCCGAACGTCGTGGGGAGGTGCCCCATGCGTGAGCGCCCAACCCTGGCCGGCAACCGCCTGGACCTGCCCAGCATCTGCGACATCTGCAACAAGCCCCGTTCAACGGGCAAGCACGCCAAATGCAGCCGCGTCCGTCAGCAAAACAAGCAGGCCGAATGGTCGGCATTCATGACCGAACTGGCCGCCAAACGTCTCGCCAAACAGGAGCGCCGCCGCTATGGCCGTTGATATGAGCCCACACATCGACTTAGCCACGGCGATCCGCTGGCCATTCCATCCAACCGATCTGTTGCTCGGCCTGCTGCACAATATCGTCAGCGTATCGGGCGGCAAAGACTCGACCGCCCTCCTGTTATTGGCCATCGCCCAGGGCACGCCCAACCTGCGCGCCGTGTTCGCGGACACCGGCAACGAGCATGACCTAACGCTGGAGTACATCGACTACCTACAGCAAGCCACGGGCGTCACCATCGAACGACGCCGCGCGGACTTCTCCCGCCAGATCGCCCGCAAGCGCGAGTTCATCGCCACAAAATGGCGCGCCAAGGGCGTATCGGAAAGCGTCGTCGAAGCCGCGCTGCAGGTGCTCCAGCCGACCGGTATCCCGTTCCTCGATCTGTGCCTTTGGAAAGGCCGCTTCCCCAGCCGCAAGGCCCAGTTCTGCACCGAGGAGCTCAAGCGCAACGTCATCATTGAGCAGGTCATGCTTCCGCTGATGAACGGTAAAAACATGATCATGTCCTGGCAGGGCGTGCGCCGCGATGAATCCGACGTGCGCCGCTACCTGGCCGAGTGCGACGACGTTGGCGGAGGGCTCTACAACTACCGCCCGATCCTCAAGTGGGACGTGGCCGCCGTGTTCGAGGCCCACCGCTACATGGGTATCAAACCGAACCCGCTCTACTCCCTAGGCGCCGGGAGAGTCGGCTGCATGCCTTGTATCAACTGCCGCAAGGGCGAGCTACGCGAGATCGCGGCGCGCTGGCCCGAGGTCATCGACCGCATCGAACATTGGGAAGAGCTAGTCCGCCAAGCCAGCAAACGCGGCGGCGCGACGTTCTTCCCGGCAGCCAACTTTGCAGGGAGCAACGAAAAGAGCCGCAAGGGCGCATTCATCCAAAGCCTTACCCCCACTGAGGTCGTTTCAATCGCCAACATCCGTCAGGTGGTCGAGTGGTCGAAGACCACGCGCGGCGGTGTCCAGTACGACCTGATCGCCAGCGCCGGCGAAAACGACGCCAACGCCTGCAGCAGCGCCTACGGCCTTTGCGAGTGAGGTGCCCATGAGCCTGGCCATTGCCTACTACAACGAAATCGAACCCTACGCCGCCCAGTGGCTGCGCAACCTGATCGCTGCCGGGCATATCGCGCCCGGCGACGTCGATGAACGCTCGATCGAGGACGTACACCCCGATGACCTCAAGCCTTACACCCAATGTCACTTCTTCGCCGGTGCCGGCGTCTGGTCGCTCGCCCTTCGCCGTGCCGGATGGCCAGATGATCGACCTGTTTGGACGGGTTCCTGTCCGTGCCAACCTTTCTCCTCGGCAGGCGAAGGACTTGGGTTTGATGACGACCGCCATCTCTGGCCCGATTTTGCCTGGCACATCCGCGAGCGCTCGCCTGGAGTCATCTTTGGTGAGCAGGTTGCAAGCAAGGACGCAGAGCCTTGGCTCGACGTTGTACAAGCTGACCTGGAAGCCATGGAATATGCCTTCGGGGCTGTCGCGTTCCCGGCTGCGGGCGTCGGTGCTCCGAACATGCGGGATCGAACCTATTGGCTGGCCAACCGCCACAGCAACCGACGCCATAAGACACCCCGGGGCCGAGTTCACCACCCGAAACATCACGCTGAACCATGCGGCAGCACTGGCCGGCTGGAATACGCCGATGGCCAGGGATCACAAGGGCGATCCAGAGGCACCGCGCCAGAAGGGACGCGCATTGCCCTACCAAGCGGCAATGGCCGGCTGGCAGACGCCAGCAGCCTCGGATGGCGGACGAGCGGGAACAGCGATAACCCCGGGCATGACGGGGCAGAGCCTGGTACAGATGGCCAAGGCAGCAGGCTGGCCAACACCCAACGCAGGCACGCCGCAGAGCCTGCGGGGCAACGGGCAGGACCCGGAAACCCGCAAGACCCAGGGGCACCAGGTCAACTTAAAGGACGCAGTGCGCTACTTGATCCACGACCAGCCGGCCCGGTTAACGGCCTGTGGGCTGATGCTGACTGGCTCTTCTGCAGGGATGGAAAGTGGCGGCCAGTTGAACCCGGCACATTCCCGTTGGCTCATGGGGCTCCCTCCCGAGTGGGACGACTGCGCGCCTACGGAAACGCCCTCAACCTTGAAGCGGCGACGCAGTTCGTAGCCAGCGCCATGGAGGTGATCGGATGAGCCGCCTTGTCATCACCACCGGCCGGCGTTACGGCAAGAGCCTCTGGACACTATTCGCCTACGCCCAGGTGAACGGCTGGGAGGCCGCCCGAACCAAAGGTGGCCACCTGCGCTTTACCAAGCCTGGCCGCCCCATCGTCCATACCAGCAGCACGCCGAGCGATTGGCGTGCCGTGCGCAACGCCCTAGCCATGCTGGCCCGGGCAGACGGTTATCACGTGATGGACGTAGACCGTGGCTGACGTAGATCACCCGGCCCGGCCGTCATCCTTGCCCGATGCGCGGCCGGCGGGCGTGAGGCGAGTATAACGCCCCGCGTCCTGAAGCCCGGCAAGAATCGGGCGCTTCATCTTCTCGGCCCGCCTTTGGGCCGAGTTTCTTTCAGGCCCATAGACTGGGCTTTTCGTTGTGCCGGGGGGCGCAAATGTCAAAGGGTGTAGAGGTGCGCGGTAACCGCGTGCGCGTGTATTTCCGTTATCAGGGCGAACTGTGCCGAGAGCCATTCAACGGCGACGCCACGCCCACGAACATTGCCCAGGCCGAACGCTTGGTCGGCGTGATTGAGTACGAAATCAAGGCCGGCACCTTCAACTACGCCCGCCACTTCCCAAACTCGCCGAGGGTGAAAACCAACACCCTTGGTCACTACATCGATCTTTGGCTCGATATCAAACGCAACGAAATGGCACCGTCCGGGTTCCGCACCTACAAGAGCAAGGTTGAGACGCACATCAGACCACGCTGGGGTGATGAGCAAGCCGACAACATAGACCACCTGGATCTACAGACGTGGATTCACAAGACTCTGATGCCCAGCCTGCACAACCGCACCGTGCGCGAGATCGTCAGTCTGGTTAAGCAGATTTTCACCCTGTACCGGGCGCGTAACCGCTCCGCGCATGACCCAACCGAAGGCATCACCATCCGCCAGCCCGACCCGGACGAGGTTGACCCATTCGACCGAGAGGAAATCGACGCCATCCTCAGCACGCCCACGGACAAGATCCAGGAGCTGCACCTTGCGCAGTTCATGATATGGACGGGGCCGAGGGTGTCGGAGGCCATCGCCCTGGCCTGGGAGGATGTCGACCTCAAGGCCGGCACGGTGAAGTTCCGCCGTGGCCAAGTGCGTGGCGTGTACAAGGTGACGAAAAACAGGCGATCCAACCGCGAAGTGCGCCTACTCAAGCCAGCGCTACAAGCGCTGATGGCCCAGGTCATACACACCCAGAGGGCCAAGCCAGTGGAAGTCGAGGTGCTCGATCGCGACAACAAGACCAGGAAGCGGCAGACGTTGCACTTCGTATTCCATTGCAGCAGCACTGGCGCTGCATACAGCAGCTCTGACGTGCTGCTCAAGGGATTTTGGCGCCCGCACCTGGCAGCGGCCGAAGTGCGCTACAGGGGGCCGAACAACTGCCGCCACACCTACGCCAGCCAGTTGCTGACCACCGGCGCTGTGACGCTGCAATGGCTCAAGGATCAGATGGGCCACACCACCATTGCAATGCTTGAACGCCATTACGGCAAGTACATCAGCAAGGACGGCCCGGACATGATCCCCTTGCTGGAGCACGCCCTAAAGCTCTGA